GAACGGGCCGTCGTTGATCTTCTTTTTGACGGCGTTCTGGCCGATCATGCCGGCAGTTCTGAGCGCGGTATCGACGCCAGTTTGCGAGCCGGATAGGGCAGACAGCGCGCCCGCCCTGAGCCGATCAGCGACTTCGGATTGAACCGAAGCGATACCCGGCACAAGAAACGGACGGGCGGGGATGTTATTGGCAGGTGACCCGGTTTCCATCACGTAGCCGATCTGCGCATTCGTGATGGGCGTATCCGTGCGTTCGGGCGCACTATCGGGGATGCCGACGAGCACGTCCTTGTTTGCCAGCCCACTGATTGCCTTGATCACGTCGCCCAGCTTGTCGATCGTGATCTTGACGGTCATGTCGGAGAGGTACTGCCGTTTGCGTTGCCGATCGTGTGAAGGCCGCCAGCGCCCATCATGCGGGCAAGGCTGAGGAAGCGGAGCCCATACGACGTAAGCCCCCAAAACCCAGCGTCAGTCAGCATCACCGAGCTGGTATCATAGGATGCCGATACCTTGTCGACCGATTTCGAGGAAGTCGGTCCTTTGACTTCCCCTGGAATGCCGCCCACGGTCGCCGTCAGTTGATCCCTTGCCGACATCGCCAAGTGATGACAGGCGACGAGCTCGAGCCCGAGATTGGTCAATTCCGCCCAGCGCGACGCATTCACCAGCGAATTCGCGACCGTCAGCCACATATTGACGAGCGCGTCCGGATAGGTCGTGGTGTTGGCGAATTCCGGGAAATCAGAGCGAAGCTGGGCGGATGTGACGGTCATGATTTCTTGGGCCTACCGGGCCTGCGTGGTTCGGCGACTTCCGCCGTCTCAATGGGCGTTTCGACGACTGCGGGGAGTGTCGGGACATCATACTCCATCGGCTTAGCCTCACAGTGCGCCTTGACGTACCAATGCTCCGCGAGTTCGTCCGGTATTTCCTGCTCGCCCGGAGCGAACTCGTGCCGGCGATGGTCGTCCGTAATGAGCGCGAACGCGCTCGTTAAGATGACCTTCGCCATGATCAGAGTCCGTCCGCGTAACCCATCGTGGTCGAGTAGCGGACTTCCACCTGACCGAAACGCGCCCAAAAGGTCGTGATCTGGAAGAGCGAGCGGTATTCTAATGGCGTTCTTTGCAGTTCCGTCATCGGGTACTGGACATACTTCTTGTCCTTGTTGTACGCGATCATACGGTCAACTGTGCCGAGCACGCCTTGCGTACCACCCGCACCCGTACCGATCAGCCACTTGAGCGGGAGGATTTCCAACTTCGTGCCCGACTTCGTGGCGATGTTGTTTTCCAGCACATACGTCAGGATCGATACGTTGCCGGCGTTCGACACCTTCGCCGCAGCAATGTAGCCGTACTGGGCCGGCGGGAGCATCAGGCGGTTCGGAAGCACCGCCCAGCCGCTATTCGCCCAGGTCGTCGTCAGGATGTTGTTGACGTCCGTCAGGATTTCGTCCGGCGTCTTCTTCGTCCACGTCGAGAATCCCGATGCGCCGTTGGGCAGGTTCGACGGCGTGACCGCAGCGCTGTTCACTAGGCCGGTCGTGCTGATGTTCGAATCGCCGATATAGACCAGTTGATCGAGGTCCATATTGCGCTTGAGGTTCATCGCCTCAACCTTTTGCGCATCGATCGGCATGCCGAGCGCTTGGGCCTTCACAAGTTCCGGCACGGTGTACTTGACTTCGGCACCCCAGAGGCGCATCGCCTGGCCGGTCTTGCCGATGTCGACGGACGGACCCGCGATGGCGTTACCTTCGTTCGAGATCCAGTTCAGGCCACCCGGAGTCACGTTGCCGGCCATCGCGAACGCCGAGTTCGTGAACGACGCGATTTCATCGGCCGGCGAAACATCGGTGCGGATGTCGATGTCGCGCGACCACGTGAATTCGACCAGCGGCATATTCAGCGTCTGGTCCAGACGTTCGAGCTGACCGATCAGGAATGCACCGGTCGAGTCGACCGTCGCCTGGTCGTACGTCATCATGCCATCGGTCGTGTAGGCACGCACAAGCTTGCGCGATGCTTCAGCGACTTCCCGGCGCTTCAGGAATTTTTGAACAGACATGTCCATTGAGTTTTGGCTCCAGAAAAGCAAAACCCCGCCGAAGCGGGGTTTCAGGGGGCGATTAGCGCCGGGGATTACAGATTGAATGCGACTTCGGCCGTGTTGTATGCGTCAGCAGGGCCGGTAAAGTAGGTGTTGCCGCCGATGATCACCGTGTTGGCCGTGTTCGTCACCGTGAAGCCGTCGCCAGCCGCGAAGGCCGTGCCGCCCGCGGTGATGGTGAAGGCAACCTGGTTCGAGAACGCCACACCGGTCGTGCCGACAGCAATGAACTTGCCGGACGGGTCATAGACTTCGAACTTGGTCGCAGCGACGAACACGACGTTGTACGCGCCCGGTTGAGCAGCTGCCAGAGCCGACAGCGTACCGAGCGTACCGTTACCGGTATTGCCGGCGTTCGCAACCGATGCGACCGAGTTGTCCGGACCCGCTTCGATGCCGCCGATCGGCTTGCCAGCGGAGGCATTGCCGACGCGAACGTACACCGCACCGTTCTTCGCAGCAGCCGTCGCGCCATTCAGCGTGACCATGCAATAGCCGCGCTTCAGGATGTCGGTCATGCCAGAGGTCGGCGGGGTCGATGTACCGAGCGGGTCCGTGCCGTTACCCTGGATCGGGTAGGCGCGCAGGTTGAAGCCGTAGACGGCCGAAGCAGGATCAGACGAAGCGATCGGCTGCACCTTGCCGCTCACGAGCTTGACGGGCACGCCAAACGCGGTCGGGTAGGTTGCCGGATCGATCTGCTGCGTTTCGACGGTCGCGGCTTCAGCGCGTTGAAGATCACCGGCGAATCCAGCCGGCATGCGGAATTGATAAGCTTGCAACGAGGGCATGTCGGCTCCTTAAGCTTTGCGCTGATTCCAGAAATCAGCGTGAATCTGGTTGATGTCTTTGCTGGCGGCTTGCGAGTCGACCGTGCGGCTCACGCTGGTCTTGTTCTTCGCCTTGACCATTTCGCTCGCGGCGTTGAAGGCCATTGCGGCAGCGTCACAGGTCATCTTCGATACGTCGGTCTTGCCAACGACGCTCTTGACGATCGCGGCGTTGTCGTTCGTCAGCGCAGCCTTCAGGGCGCGGCGGCGGAGCACGCAGAGCGAGTCCGAGGTCTTCTTGCCCGCAGCCTTCGCATCGAACGTCGGCAGTTTCACGCCCGGAGCGAGGATTTCGGCGCGAGCCTTGGCATCCTGGAACTCATCACGCAGCGAGGCGGAATCGCTGGTCGACTTCTTCTCGTCGTCCTTCTTTTCCTCTTCGTCGTCCGAGTCCTGCGTTTCGGCGTCGTCACCGTCGCCGTCGTCGTCCTTGGTTTCCTCGTCCTTCTTCTCTTCTTCGGAGTCGTTGGTCGGGCCGGCTTCGAGCTTGGTCACGCGCTCACCGATTGCGGCCACGGAATCAGCGATCGCCTTCAGCGAGTCCATGACTTGCGCCATCGGATCGGCGGCTTCGGACTCGTCGTCCTTCGTCTCGTCCTGCTTCTCAGCGCCAGGCATGTGAATATGGATGTGCTGGCCTTCCGCACCTTCCATGCCTTCGTCCTTAACCTCATCAGACAACGCTTTTTCGAAGGCTTCCGAATCGCGCGTCATGAAGAGCTTGCGCAGCTTGTCCTTGAGGGATTCAGCGCCTTTCTTCGTTGCCATTGATTGATCTCCAAGGGAGGGGGTTGAGTCTTGCACCGCGCATATTGGCCCGCATCGCCCAGCCTTTACGAGGGCCGTGTGATTCCCGACGATTGAGGTCTGCCGCGCACGCCCGGGTGCAATCTGCTCGTACGCGGCGTCGTACCCATTACTTAATTCGGTTATTTCTTTGCTGCGTATCTTTTCGATGGCCACCGAGTCGGTGATCAGCAGATCAGCCAGCATCAGATTCGATTGAGCGCCATCGCCCTGCCGAACATTCTTCATCACGCCCTTGGCGAAAATCGACCAATTGCGCGGATTGACGGGTTCGTATGGGTGCTCCAGGCAGACGGGCTTGCCCTCGAAACTGGCCAGAGTCTCAGGGTTGAAGAGCGCCGCCTCGTCGCGGACAACTTCCACAACACCGTCCTTGTCTTGGAGGTCGGGGAGCTCCATTGCTGCATAATCCATGACGCCTGTGCGCGCCACGATTGCGTCCTGGCACAGCAAAAAACCCTCAGGGGTTAGCGACTGCTTTGGCCCAAGTCGCTCGGTCGTCAGAATCTTGGGGAGATCAGGCATGTGCGCAGGCAATAAAAAAGCCCGCACATGGCGGGCTTGAAGTGATCAGGATGGCGCTTACAAGAGCTTTCCGTTCTCTTGCGCGAAATCTATAGGGTGCTTTGCGTTTTTGCGCAAATTGCACGGAGGGCACAATATCTGGATGTTGGTGATATCGTTGGACCCGCCGAGCTTAAGCGGAATGATGTGGTCGGCGTGTCGCTTCTTTTTGGTGGAGCACCCGCACGCCGCGCAGCGATACCGCTGCTTCTTATGCAATTCGGCGATCTGATGCTTTGTGTAGCTGCCGCCAGCAACCTTTTTTGCCTTGCGCCTGTTTCTCAGGGCGACGACAGCATCCGGGTTATTCTGGCTCCATTTGCGCCGAGCCTCTTTGACCTTCTCAGGATTGTTTATCCGGTACCGCCGGTCATATTCGAGGGCGCGTTCATGGTTTTTCTCGCGCCACATCTTGGAGCGAAGCTTCCATGCTTCCGCACCCATTCTTTCGCGGCAGTCCTTGTTCCATTTCGCGGCGCGCTCCGGGTTGGCCGCTCTGTATGCGGCAGAATATGCCGCATCCCTTTCCGCAT